CCCTGTGCTATATACTTACTCACGAAGACACGTCGAGTCTTCTTTCATCCGTAGGTTAAACTCTACGAGACATACTTAAAGGAACAAACATGATCAAATCTTTCTTCGCAGCTGGTGCTGCCCTCTCACTTTCTGCTGGCGCTGCTGTTGCAGGACCCTACGTTAACGTGGAAGCGAACTCTGGTTGGAGTGGCTCGGACTACTCTGGGACCACGACAGACCTTCACGTTGGCTACGAAGGCGCACTGGGCGAAACTGGTTCTTACTACGTTCAAGGCGGTGCTAGCCTGGTCTCCCCTGATGGTGGCGAGACCGATACTGTCCCCTCTGGTAAAGCAGGTCTGGGTCTGGGATTGACCGAGGCACTTGGTGCGTATGGTGAAGTTTCCTTCATCGGTTCTGGTGATGAGGACATCGACCGTGGTTATGGCGCTAAATTGGGTCTGAAGTATTCCTTCTGATCTGTAGACAAGTGACTGCATAATCACTATACTGGGGGTGCTGGGCACCCCTTTTTTTATGAAGTATCTGCTGCATCCACTGACTCTAATAAACGTGACGATAGTGGGAACTTTGGGTATCATCCAAGCACTGCATACTCATGCTCACTACAATATGACCTTGGACGCTGACAGTTATGTTACACAGTTTCTCAAAAAGAATCCAGACTTTCTTAAAAGCAAGTGTTGGGATGTTGAGTAAGGTCCCTGAACGACACTACTTCCCAATCTTTATTATCATCTCACTGTACTTTGTTGTACCCTATAGTGAGTATGTGATGACTGCACTTGCTCTTCTTTACTTCTTTGTACTTGAGAAGCAGGTGCGTCACCTGGTAGAACTGATCCCCATCCCTCCCACTTGGAAGATTGGTGGTTCAGTTGTGTTCTTCCTAGTCATGATAGATGACACCCTGTTCTACTTCGCCTTGATCGGTATCGCCTTCTGGTTGTCCCGTCAGGCAAGGAAACAGAATGTCATTGATCAGAAATAATTATTGAAGAGGGGCTTGACGCCCCTCTTTTTTTGCTATATACTATGTAAAGTTTCATAACAAAAGGTAAATGACTGTAACAACGAACGAGTATGGGCAGAACAACTTGTTCGCCAAAGAACCACCCATGGTTGTAGAGTCATACAACCGTAAGGGTCTGGATTCACCTCAACAGTATGCTGAAAAGTATAATGGACGTTGGGCAATGATGGGAATCGTTTCGGGTTTCATTTCTTATGCTGTAACAGGTAAGCTCTTTTTTGGAATCTTCTGATATAATTAGAAGATACGCCAGAATAATATGCCAAACCCGAACGCTCTCTATCAAGACATGCAGAAGCTCGACGACATGTACGAAGAACTTCTCTGGCATCCAGACGACGAACTACAATTTACCCACGATGGTACTCGTATCATCATCACTAACAAAACACTAGAGGAAAAACAATGAACGAAAAAGCAGAACTCATTAACGGACGTGCAGCAATGATCGGATTCGTTGCAGCAGTAGGTGCATACTTCACGACAGGGCAAGTCATCCCTGGTCTATGGTGAACGACATGTTACTCATCGCAGCATCCATGCTCGGAGGATTTATCTTCGCAGCACTACTCACAGATGGTAATGTAGATGATGATGACGATTTCGGCGGCGGCATGATGGTCCCCGTTCAGTCGCCAAGTTGAGCATTTGTACTCATCTTTTAGGGGTTGACGGAAAACCGCCCATCGGTTATAATAAATACATCGACAGGTTAAGAAACCAACACATTTCTTAACGCTTCGTAACACCCCTCAAACCAAGACCTATAGGGTGTATAACAACGTCTTTAATACCTCTGCCTAGGGCGCAGAGGAATAGTAACTCCACCATTCCCTGATGGTCTTACTTTTTTTCAAAACAAATGGCAACTCTTTCAAGACAACAATCACAATCCTCGTGGGATAACTTCTGCGAGTGGGTTACATCGACAAACAACCGTCTCTATGTTGGTTGGTTCGGTGTGCTGATGATCCCAACTCTGTTGGCGGCAACCATCTGCTTCATCGTTGCTTTCGTAGCAGCACCTCCCGTCGATATCGACGGCATTCGTGAACCCGTCGCTGGTTCACTCATGTACGGTAACAACATCATCTCTGGTGCAGTTGTTCCCTCCTCCAACGCAATTGGTCTTCACTTCTATCCCATTTGGGAAGCAGCATCTCTTGATGAGTGGCTGTATAACGGTGGTCCTTTCCAACTTGTAGTATTCCACTTCCTCATTGGCATCTATGCATATATGGGACGTGAGTGGGAATTGTCCTACCGTCTGGGCATGCGCCCCTGGATCTGTGTCGCATACTCTGCTCCTGTTGCGGCTGCGTCCGCAGTATTCTTGGTCTACCCCTTTGGTCAAGGTTCGTTCTCCGATGCTATGCCTTTGGGTATTTCGGGAACCTTCAACTACATGCTGGTCTTCCAAGCCGAACATAACATTCTCATGCACCCCTTCCACATGCTGGGCGTTGCTGGAGTCTTCGGTGGTTCACTGTTCAGTGCTATGCACGGTTCGCTTGTTACGTCCTCGCTGGTTCGTGAGACGACTGAAACTGAATCTCAAAACTATGGTTACAAGTTCGGACAAGAGGAAGAGACATACAACATCGTAGCCGCTCATGGTTACTTCGGTCGTTTGATCTTCCAATACGCATCATTCAACAACTCCCGTTCACTCCACTTCTTCTTGGCAGCATGGCCAGTAGTGGGTATCTGGTTCACCGCACTTGGTGTTAGCACCATGGCGTTCAACCTGAACGGATTCAACTTCAACCAGTCCATCCTTGATGGTCAGGGTCGTGTGTTGAACACCTGGGCAGACGTTCTCAACCGCGCTGGTCTGGGTATGGAAGTCATGCACGAGCGTAACGCTCACAACTTCCCCCTTGACCTTGCTGCTGCAGAGTCTACCCCCGTTGCACTCACCGCACCTACTGTCGGTTGATCGAAAACGTGGTATAATATGAGGACCCTTCGGGGTCCTTTTTTATTTTCTGGAAACATGACAACTTTTAACGTAACACTCAAGACATCCGAAGGTGATCATGATATCACCTGTGAGGATGATCAATATATTCTAGACGCTGCTGATGAAGCAGGTGTTGATCTGCCTTATTCCTGTCGTGCTGGTGCGTGTTCTACTTGTGCTGGTAAGATTGAATCGGGTACTGTAGATCAAGAAGATCAATCCTTTCTGGATGACGATCAACTAGAAGCAGGTTTTGTTCTGACCTGCGTGGCATACCCAACTTCGGATGTGGTAGTCCTGACAGAACAAGAAGAATCACTCTACTAATGGTTAAATAACTATGGTTGCTTCAACGCTAAAACAATCAAGGAGGGACTGGTTTGACATCCTGGATGACTGGATTAAACGAGATCGCTTTGTCTTTGTGGGTTGGTCTGGACTACTTCTTTTTCCCACTGCTTATCTCGCAATTGGGGGCTGGCTTACTGGCACGACGTTTGCTACTTCCTGGTATACCCACGGGCTTGCGTCTAGTTACCTTGAAGGTGCTAATTTCCTTACAGCTGCTGTGTCAACGCCTGCTGACTCTATGGGTCATTCTCTTCTTCTACTTTGGGGTCCTGAAGCTCAAGGAGATTTCGTCAGGTGGGTCCAACTTGGGGGACTCTGGGCTTTTGTGGCTCTCCACGGTGCATTTGCCCTCATTGGTTTCATGCTTCGTCAATTCGAGTTGGCTAGGTTAATTGGAATTCGTCCGTACAATGCTATTGCGTTCTCTGGGCCTATCGCTGTTTTTGTCAGTGTGTTTCTCATCTATCCTCTCGGACAGTCCAGTTGGTTCTTTGCGCCCTCGTTTGGTGTTGCAGCGATATTTAGATTCCTACTCTTCCTACAGGGCTTCCATAACTGGACGCTCAACCCATTCCATATGATGGGTGTTGCAGGTATCCTGGGAGGAGCACTGCTGTCAGCAATCCACGGTGTCACTGTGGAGAACACTCTGTATGAAGATGGTGATCAAGCAAACACTTTCAAAGCATTCGATTCCACACAAGAGGAAGAGACTTATTCAATGGTTACAGCAAACCGTTTCTGGTCTCAAATCTTTGGCATTGCATTTAGTAATAAGAGGTGGTTGCATTTCTTTATGCTCTTTGTTCCTGTTATGGGTCTGTGGACAAGTTCCATCGGTATTATTGGTCTTGCTCTCAACCTTCGTGCTTATGACTTTGTATCCCAAGAGATCAGAGCAGCAGAAGATCCAGAGTTCGAGACGTTCTACACAAAGAACATCCTATTGAATGAAGGTCTACGTGCATGGTTGGCACCAGTCGATCAACCGCATGAAAACTTTGTATTTCCTGAAGAGGTATTGCCAAGAGGCAACGCTCTGTGATATACTAGGGGTCTTCGGACCCCTTTTTTAATGTCTTACGATCTGATCAAACCAAACGATCCTAGGTACTTCAAGCAGACCTGTGACAAACCATACGACAGGCATCACTACAGGATTGTGTTCACCAATGGTCAGTCAGAACTGTATGAGGACTGGCAGGTAGCACACGCACGGTGGTTCCAGTGTCCTAGTCAGTTCCTATCGCATATGGATGTGGTTGATCCCAAGAAAAAGAAAAGCAAAGGAGGTTTTGCGTGATTGATTATGGAAAGATGGAGTTGTTTCCAACTCCTGTATACACCGCGATGATTCCTGACTTTGATGAGTATAGGAATGACATCATTGACTACACCAAGCAGTACAAGAGTAAGTATGAAACTGTACAGGTGAGTAACGTGGGTGGGTATCAGTCGTCATCTGATATTCACCAAGACCCCGACTTTCGTTCTATTTGTGATAGGATTTGGGAGACTGTACTCTTACCAGGATGTGACTTAATGTCAGATGCATTTGCAGAACGTGGATTCCAAGGCACCAAGTTTGGTCTTCACAATCTCTGGTTCAACTCCAACCCAAACGGTGCTTGGAACATGCCACACACCCATCCACACGCCTTCTTTTCTGGTGTCCTTTGGGTCAAGGCATCAGAAGGATCAGGTGAACTGGTGTTGCATTCTCCCCAGGGACATGCACTTTATGGACTGCACCACAATGTCTGGGGCATCCCACCTGAAGAGGGTAGAGTGGTGTTGTTCCCATCTAACCTGCAACACAATGTGAACAGCAACACAACAGAGGATGAAAGAATCTCTCTGTCATTCAACCTTTCAATTGACATCCCATGAAGATTCAAATTTTCACTATCCCTGGTTGTAGTTACTGTGACAAGGTGAAAGTCCTAATGAAACGTGCCAACCTAGAGTACAATTCCTACGTGGTTGGACAGGACATCAGCAGGGAGACAATGGTCACGAAATACCCCTTGGCAAAAGGGTATCCGTATGTTATTATAGATGGTGAAGCAATCGGAGGACTCCACCAGACAGCAAAGTTTTTGATCGACAAAGGACTCGTAAGCTCAAAGAGAAAATGACTGAACCCGAGATAAATAAAGGTGTGGAGTTAATGCTTCGGAGGAGGACGAAGGAACCCCCAGGTAAGGGGATCAGGATCAAACACACTTTATCGCTCCTCGGCAAAGTATTTCAATTAAGATTTGAATTTACCTGGAAGGAGGAGACATCTACCTAATAGGAGAAAGACCATGACTACTGCAGTTATCCTCACATTTTCATCAATCTTGATGGTGTTATTCATGATTGTTGGTACACTGATTGGATGGACAGCAAACGATTTTCTCTATGCATACATGAACACAAGAAGTAATTTACCACAGCACCCAGAAATGTATGACGAAGATGGTATGGTTGTTAACGAAGAACTTTTATCTGTACGTTTCGTAGACGAGGAGGACCCTGAAGAGGATGGTTATTATTGATATGAATCAGGTTATGATTAGTAACCTGATGGCACAGATCAAACAAAGTGAACTGAACGAAAAACTGGTGAGGCATATGGTCCTTACCAGTCTTCGTTCTTATGAGAGACAATACACCGAAGAATATGGTGAAGTTGTTCTCGCATACGATAGCAGACACTACTGGCGTAAGGACATCTTTCCTTTCTACAAAGCAAGTAGAAAGAAAGCAAGAGCAGAATCATCTCACAACTGGACAGCAATCTTTGAAGTCCTAAACAAGATCAGAGATGAGATCAGAGAATACTTTCCTTACAAAGTAGTAGAAGTCCATGGTGCTGAAGCAGATGATGTAATCTCTACACTCTGTAAGAACAAAGAACCACTGGACAAGATTCTTATTCTATCTGGGGATAAGGATTTCATTCAATTGCAGAAATACCCAGGCATTACACAGTACAATCCAATCACGAAAAGACCTGTAGCACACGATGATCCTTGGCAATATATCAAGGAGCATGTGATGCGTGGTGACAAGTCAGATGGTATCCCTAACTTCCTGTCAGATGATGACACATTTGTTGCAGGAGTCAGGCAGAAACCTATCAGTCAAAAGAAGGTAGCGAAGTGGGTCACACAAGAACCATCACAGTTCTGTGACAACACACAGCAACTTGCGAACTATCATCGCAACCGTAACCTGATTGATTTTGATTGTGTTCCTGAAGAGATCGAGCAGAAAATTCTCGATGAATATAACTCGATAAATATCAGTGGAAAGAAAGTTCCTTTGGAATACTTCAAGGAACATCAACTGAATGATCTGTTGCAGGAATTCTTTTTTCGTAGTTCATCACCATTTACAAAATGAATTTGCTTATTAATGAAGTGCTCCAGAAAGTGAGCAATGCGAAGACCAAGGCAGAGAAGAAGAAGTTGCTATTGCAATACAATACTAATGCCCTTCGTGCTCTCTTGATTGCAAACTTTGACGAGAGCATCGTCAGCATGCTGCCACCAGGAGAGGTCCCCTACACCGTCAACGATGCCCCTGAAGGGACGGAACACTCGGTCCTGGAGAAAGAGTACCGAAAGCTGTATCTCTTCTTCAAGGGCGGTAGCAGCACCCTTAAACAGTCCCGACGTGAGGAACTGTTCATCCAGATGCTAGAGGGTCTGACTGCTGGTGAAGCAGAGGTTCTGACTCTGGTCAAGGATAAGAAACTGGGTAAGCGTTGGAAGATCACCAAAGCAGTGGTGTCCGAGGCATTCCCTCACATTCAATGGGGGAATCGCGGCTGATGGGAAAAGGAATCAAGATGCTGCATCAGGAATGTGATCCTACCCTTTGCCAGGATCGCAGTCTTCCATACTCTGCTTACATGGTAGAGTATTCTCAAGATGGTATCACCAAGTTTGATATCGTAACTGCTCCTGGACGTGTGGATATCTTTGATCACTACTGGGACATGTATGGTAAAGACTTTGTTACCATGACACAGACAGAGGGGAGAGCCAACCCCAAACTTTGGGTGGACCCTAACGAACCACCAAAGAATAAAAAATAGTTAAATGTAACAGTCGATACATTTGACAAATGCTATATAGTAGTGCTATACTATAGCAATCGTTCATCTTATGATCAGTATCCTACTGGCATTGACCCTTGCCCATCATCAAGACGGTTCCCCCTACGGGTGGCACATGTCATGTGAAAGGTTCCTCCAACGTCGTGTGGAAATTCAGATGGATCCCAACCTAGACCAACGGTCGAAGTGGGCTTTAATTGGATATCTCAAGACAAAAGTGGAAGGTCAGTGCGAAGGATCTTATACATAAGACGCAAGTAAGTCGCGGAACGGAGCGTTCATCCCATGATACCAGAATTACTTCTGTATACAACTCTATCATGCCAGCAAACCGATGCTATCATGTTGAGGATTCGGGCAAACAAATACATCGACGATGTATTGAAGATCGAGTTGGTTGATACCGTAAAGGAATCAAACCCAGAATGTGATTGGTATTGGTCTGATCACGAATAGGTGGTTGGATTGGGACGCAAACGACTGAAGGAACGGGGATTAAACCACCCTAACTTCAGAGGACATACTCATGAACACCTTAACTCTCATCAAGAAGCAGATCCAGAAGGCAGCGGCACTTCACGACGCACAAATCACTCACACCTCTTACCGTGGTGTTGGGTACGATCAGCGTTGTGTAGAAAGCAAGGAAGCTCATGGCACATTCTGCTATCGCGGTCGCACCTACGTTAAGTGATCGACATGCAAGCACTACAATTAGTTGGAGTAACATCCCTAGGTTGTGCAGCATTCATCGCATTACTTTACGGTGAGATCCTCCTCCTACAAAAGATGTAGGGGGAAAGATGCTGAAGATCAGATTTGAATATGATCTTCCAGTCTATGATTCTGCTAAACACGATCCAGATAAAGTCTTTAGACTCTTGACTTATCGTGGTATAACATATGCCAAAATGGTTTATCTAAAATCACGAGGCACGTCCAGCTGGAAAGTGAATCAATAAAACTTAATACGTTTTCGTTAAGAGAGGTATCGTTACCTCTCTTTTTTTGTGGTAACACATCAAACAACTGTAATATCCACTACAATAGTCCTATATAATATAGCATTATCGGAGGTAGTCATGAACCAAACCCCCTCTCTATATTATTTGATCAGTCGAATTGGAGGTGGATATGCACACACTACTGTCACGAAATCAACTTGACGAATGGAGACATCTAGAAGACACACTTGACAATCTACAAACAGAAAATCAAAAACTAGATGACTACTATGAATGTCTAATTGAATGTGACGCGCTAAACCAGACACAATGTAAGAGAATCTGCAGAAGAATCTTAATGTAATACTTTCGGAGGGGTTGCAACCCCTCTTTTTTTATGCTACTATATAATTAAAGGGAGTACACATGGACAGAGAGAGATTAAAATTAATCCACAAGAATCTTAAGTCTTTGCTCAATGCTTTAGAAGCAGAGATCTATTCCGACCCCAATGCATACATCAAATCGGATCGCCATGATGTGTCAGCTGCTTATGCTAGATACGATGGAGACGATGATGGCTATGCAGACTAACCAATCTATGATATAATATGAAGAAGCTATCAAAGGTCAGGCGACTGAAGAAAGCAATGAAAAACATCAACACCATGACTTCTGAAGAAATTCAGACAGGGGTGAGTGATCTTTATGATGCAATGCTTGAACGAGCACTAATCAAAAACGAACAGAAACGAAAAGGATTTGGGTATGACATCAGTGAATCTCGTAAGCGTGACTCCCGAGGCGGAGCAGACGATGGGGTACGTAGCGAGGGTGAGCAATCCAGCGAACCAGGAGAACCCGAAGGTAGCGGGACTCCTTAAGTATTGCGTACAACATCAGCACTGGTCTGTCTTTGAACAGGCATACATGACGCTTGAGATAAATACAACACGCGGTGTAGCAGCTCAAGTGCTGCGTCACCGTTCGTTCACATTTCAAGAGTTTTCCCAACGCTATGCAGACTCATCTCTGCTAGGCGAGATCCCACTACCTGAATTGCGACGACAGGACACAAAGAATCGACAGAACTCTATTGATGATATCGATCCCTTTGTCCGTCAAGAGTTCCAGATCAAAATGCAACAGCACTTTGATGCAGGAATGAAACTCTACAAGCAAATGCTTGACGCATCAATTGCAAAGGAGTGTGCTCGTTTTGTACTACCCCTCGCCGTGCCAACAAAAATCTACATGACAGGCTCATGCAGATCATGGATCCATTATATCGATCTTCGCTCGGCACATGGTACACAGAAAGAACACATGGACATTGCAGAAGGTGCTCGCAAAATCTTTATTGAACAATTCCCTACAGTATCCGAGGCTTTAGAATGGCAATGACTGAACCAATCACAGTTGATGATTACAAAAATGTAAGTGATGAGTTCTTCGCGAAGTATAACTACGTTGTAGAACGACTTGGACCAGGACCCACAAAAGCAGAAGACGTGCTGAAAGTAATGGAGGCACTGACTGGTTGTGTGATGAAGGAACGAGTTAAAGAAAAGGTTGGACCATTTGGATTCAACAAGAAACCACAAGAGGAGGAAGAAGATGCCGACGTATCCAGTTAAGAACACCCAGACTGGGGAGACTAAAGAACTCCACATGTCTGTAAGAGAATACGATCAATGGAGACTGACCAATCCTGACTGGGATAAAGACTGGCAAGCAGGTGTTGCTGGTGTTGGTGAAGTCGGTGAGTGGAAACACAAGATGAGTAAAACTCATCCAGGATGGAACGATATCATGACTCGTGCATCCAAAATCAGAAATTCAACTATTGAGTGGTGACCCATGCCTAGAGCAAGAAAGCGTAATCAACCTGACATTAATGGTATGTCTACAAAGCAAATGAAAAGGAAGAAACCTGTCAATTCTTCCTATCTCCTACCAATTGAACCACTCACAGACAATCAAAGATTGATGTTTGATGAGTATGGTAAGGGGCA